GCAATTAGAAAAGGAAAACAAGTATCTAAACAACCCAAGTCGATTGCTAAGAAAACGAAAAGCTATAGAAAGTTTTCTTAAATGAGTTTTCTCCATACACTTAAACCTGAAGAAAGAAGAATACTCAGGCACGTTGTCAAACGTGTACATCTTAAACATCACCCTGAACAATTCTGTACAGATCGAGAAGCCGATAAAGTTATTTCTGTTATTGGTCCTGAGACTGTGGATAAATTGTTACGCATAGGAAAGAACACAAAGATTGATACAATTTAAATACAAACCTGATGGAGATGTCCTCAAGGCTTTTATGAAAGACAATACTTTTTTTCGTGGCATTAGAGGTCCAGTTGGTAGTGGCAAGTCAGTAGGGTGTAGTATAGAAATTTTCAGAAGAGCCTTAATGCAAGAACCTGATAAGTCAGGCAAGAGAAAAAGCAGATGGGCAGTCATCAGAAATACTAACCCACAACTTAGAACAACAACAATTAAGACTTGGCTTGACTGGTTTCCTGAAAATGAATGGGGTAAGTTTGCTTGGTCAGTTCCTTATACGCATATGATTACTGCAGGTGATCTTGAGATGGAAGTTATTTTTTTGGCACTTGACAGACCTGAAGATGTTAAGAAGTTATTATCTTTGGAACTTACTGGGGTTTGGGTCAACGAAGCAAGGGAGATACCCAAGTCAATAATAGATGCTTGTACTATGAGAGTAGGAAGATATCCTTCGGTTAAAGATGGTGGTGCAACTTGGTCAGGTGTTATCTGTGATACCAATAGTCCTGAAGAAGATCATTGGTGGTCTATTATGAGTGGAGAAGTTCCAGTACCTGATCATATAACTTTAGAAGAAAGTCGTATGCTTGTTAAACCTGATAACTGGCAGTTTTTTACACAGCCTAGTGGCATGATAGAAGAAAAAGATGAAGATGGTTCTGTGAGTGGCTACAAGCCAAATCCAAAAGCAGAAAATAGAAAAAATATTTTAGAATCGTATTATCCCAATCTTGTTCAAGGAAAAACAAAGTCTTGGATAGATGTGTATGTAATGAATAGGCTTGGCTCTATACAAGACGGAAAGCCAGTTTATAATATGTTTGTTGCAGATACTCATGTATCAAAAGAAGAAATACCAGTTGCAGATGGTGTGCCACTTTATATTGGACTGGACTTTGGTCTTACACCTGCTGCTGTTTTTGGTCAGAAGGTTCGTGGTCGTTGGATTATATTGCAAGAAATTGTAGCCTTTGACATGGGCATTGTTAGGTTTGCAGAATTACTTCGTTCTGAAATAGCAACACGTTATAATAACTTAGAGGTTAATATATTTGGTGATCCTGCAGGTGACTTCAGGGCACAGACAGATGAAAGCACTCCTTTTCAGGTTTTAAGAGGTGCAGGATTGATGGCAAGGCCAACAACAAGTAATGATGTAGCCTTAAGAATAGAGTCTGTTTCTTCTGTTTTAAATAGAATGGTAGATGGTCAATCAGGGATTTTAATTGACTTTAGGTGTAAAGAACTGATAAAAGGGTTTGAAGGGGGTTATCAATATAGAAGACTCCAAGTGTCAGGAGAACGCTATGAGGATAAACCTTTAAAGGATAGGTACTCGCATATCCATGATGCAATGCAGTATCTCATGCTAGGAGCAGGAGAAGGCAGACAAGTATTAGGAATGACTAGACCTATTGAAACATTTAATGCTAGGGTAGATTATGATGTATTTAATCGAAGAGCAAAACAGCCACGAAGACAAGGTCTTTGGGCAAGAATGTAAAGGAGTTTAATATGTGTTTACCTAGTGGTGGTGGTTCATCAAGTCCTCCTCCTCCAACAGATGAGGAAAAAGAAGCCGAAATGGAAAGAGAATCTGCAAAAGAAGAAGAAACTGGAAGACGTGCAGAAGCACGTCAAGATGTTCTTGAACAGAATATTTCTAATATTAGAAAAGGCTCAGGTAGACGTTCATTACTTCGAGGTCGAGGTGGTGGAATAGGATTTTATAATAGGTATTTTTCATAGATGCACGAGAAAACTGCTGAACATTTAATGCAACGATATGAAAAGGCTCTTGCTATAAGGCGAGAGTTTGAAGAGTTGTATGATGAAATCTTTGAATATTGTTTGCCACAAAGACAAGGATTTAAAAATTATTCAGCAGGTCAACGTAGAGATGATAAGATATTTGATGAAACTGCTGTTGTCGGTATACAAGAATTTGCATCAAGACTACAATCAGGTCTTACTCCAAATTTCGCCAGATGGGCAGATTTTGTAACTGGCTCAGAAGTACCTGAAGAAGAAAGAGATGACGTAAATAATGCACTTGATGAAGTGACTGATTACGTTTTTGAAGTTCTTCAGACATCAAACTTTGCTCAAGAAATACATGAGTGTTTTATAGATTTAGCACTTGGAACTGCAGTCCTATGCGTAATGGAGGGAGATGCTGTAAATCCAATAAGGTTTCAATCTATACCTTTACCTCATGTAGTTCTTGACACTGGTCCTGATGGAAGGGTTGATCATGTTTATAGAGAAAGAATGATTAAGAATGAAGACTTAATGATTGCTTTTCCTAATGCTGTATTGACACCAAATATAGCAAAAAGAATACAAGATCACCCTGAATCTAAAACAAAAATACTAGAAGTATCATGTAAATTATATGATGATATAAATGAAGAAAAGTATGGATATTACATTATAGATGTAGCAGACAAGACAATGATTATGTCTGAAATCTATAAAGGTGTAGGCTCAAATCCTTTTATAGCTTTTAGATGGAGCAAAGCATCAGGCGAGATTTATGGCAGAGGTCCTGCTGTGAATGCCCTTAGTGCAATCAAAACATGTAACCTGACAATAGAATTAATATTAGAAAATGCTCAGATGGCAATCTCTGGTATCTATCAGATAGATGATGATGGAGTTATTAATGTTGATACAATTAATCTCGTGCCAGGAACTGTGATTCCAAAAGCACCAAACACTCAAGGTCTACAGCCAATAAGATCAGCAGGTTCTTTTGATGTTGCTAATCTTGTTTTAAATGATATGAGAAACAATATTAAAAGAGCCTTGTATAATGATATGCTAGGTGATCCAAATAAAACACCTGCTTCAGCAACAGAAGTGGCAGAAAGAATGGCAGACTTATCAAGAAAGATTGGTTCTGCTTTTGGCAGATTGCAAGCTGAAATGGTGCAACCAGTATTACAAAGAGTTATATATATTTTAAAGAAACAAGGTCGTATTGAAATGCCAGTAGTTAATGGAAGAGAGGTAAAGATACGTAGTGTTTCACCACTTGCACAAGCACAATCTAATCAAGATATAGTCTCGCTGAATAGATTTTTGCAAACTGTGGCAGGTTCATTTGGACCTGAAGTGCTGAACATTTTAATTTCTTCTGAAGAAACTGCTGTGTATTTGGCTAAGAAATTTGGTGTGCCTGATAAGTTAATACGTGATGCTGATGAACGACAGCAACTTGTACAGATGGCACAACAGATGCAAATGCAACAACCACAACAAGGAGGAATGGAGAATGTCGAAGCACTTAGGAGTTGATGGCTTTCCAAGAACAAAAGCTACAGATGAAAAAATATCGCAAGATGTTTTAGCATTATTTAATACACCAAATGGAAATGCAGTCTTAGGTTATCTTAGATCAATTACAACTGATATAGTAAGTGGTGGCAATATATCTGATGGAGAACTTAGACATCTTGAAGGTCAAAGATATATTATTGCTTTAATTGTAAAAAGAATGAATCATGCACAAAACCTAAAGAAGAAAGAGGGATAAGATGAACGAAGAAAATGTGTCAACCGAATCTGCTACCGAAGATACTACTACGCATAACGTGGACTCTTCCTCCAGTTCGGTAGCAGATACCAACACGAGACCTGATTGGTTACCTGAAAAGTTTGCTACTGCTGAGGATATGGCTAAGTCATATGGAGAGTTGGAATCTTGGAAAGGCAAAAAAGAAGAAGATATTAGATCAGCAATGCAGGAAGAAATTGAAAAAGAAGCTTTTGCTGATAGACCTGAAACAGCAGGTCACTATCAAATACCTGAATCTTTAGATGAATCAGAAGCAGCAACTAATCCTTTATTAAAAGAATGGGCAGAGTTTGCTTGGGAAAATGGCTACTCACAAGATGAATTTTCACATTGGGTTAACAAGTTTGCAGGTTATATGCAGGAACAAGATACTGATGTTGAAGCTATTAAAACATCATTAGGTGATAATGCAAATCAAAGAATAGAAGCTGTTCAGTTGTTTATGAATAAGTTTTTCCCTGAAGATATGCATGATGCAGTTGCACAACTTGGAACATCAGCAGAGGGAATCAAGGCACTTGAACATATACAAAAAGCTATGTCTGGAATAAATCCTGCTCAAGATATAGCAACACCAAGTAAGTTATCGCATGATGATATAGCTGCAAAGATGAGAGACCCACGTTATTATGATCCTGCAAGAAGAGACAAAGCCTATGTACAAGAAGTAAATGACAGTTTCAAAAAACTTTATGGGTAGTGGCATTTATGATGGGTATCCCATTGTAGAAGCTGACATAAATCATATACATCATTTACAAAATAACTTACGAGACTCTGATGTTAGAGAATGTATTATACATGGAGCAACTCCATTTAGAGCCTTAATGTCTGGTATCAGAGAAGATAAAGCTGAAACTTATACTGTTTTAATAGATGGACAGCCTGCCATGATGTTTGGTGTTAACCCAATATTAGAACATACTATAGGAAAAATATGGTTACTTGGATCATATGAAATAGAAAATCATAGTTGGAAATTCTTAAAATGGAGCAGAAAAATAGTCGATTACTTCCAAAAAAAGTATTATCAACTAGAAAATGTTGTTCCTGCAGATCATACAAAAACGTTGGAATGGCTGAGTTTTCTTGGGTTTCAGGTATTAAATGAACCAATAATGCTTAATGGATATCAGGTTTTGCGATTTGTTCGTTGCAAAGGTGACAAAATTTTGGTAAATAATAAAGAACAGCCCTGTTACTAGCTGATAGCCCATATGGATAACTAGTTGAAGCGAAAGACGGATAACTGGAAATAGTAATGTAACTTTAATAAGGAGAACTTATAATGGCTAATACAATTGATACAGCCTTTATTAGACAGTTCGAGACAGAGGTTCACCTTGCTTATCAAAGAATGGGTAGTAAATTAAGAAATACTGTCCGTACAGTTAGTAATGTGAATGGCTCAACAGTACGTTTTCAAAAGATTGGTACTGGCTCGGCTTCTACTAAATCAAGAAATGGTATGGTAACTCCAATGGAATTAGCACATACCACAGTTGATGTAACACTCAGCGACTACTATGCTGCAGAATACATTGATAAATTAGACGAACTTAAAACTAACATAGACGAAAGACAAGCTGTGGCACAATCTGCTGCTGCTGCTCTAGGTCGTAAGACTGATGAGTTACTTATTACTGCTATGGATGCAGGTGCAAACTCAACACAAATACATGACACAGGTTCAGCTTTAGAAAAAGCAGACTTGTTATCATTGTTTGAGACAATGGGTGCTGCAGATATTCCTGAAGATGGTGGAAGATATTTAGCTATGAATCCAAAAGGATATGCTGACTTATTCCTCATTACAGAGTTTGCTTCATCTGACTTTGTTGGAGAGCAAAACCTACCATATGCAGGTGGTATGTCCATGAAAGAGTTCTTAGGATTTAAGGTATTCTCAACTAGTGCTGTTACTGCAGGTAAGAACATAGGCTATCACACTTCTTCTGTGGGTCTAGGTATCGGTGCAGATGTAACTACTGAGTTAAATTATGTACCTGAGAAAGTTTCACATTTAGCAACTTCAATGATGTCAATGGGTGCTACTGTCATAGATGACAATGGTATCTATGAAGTCTTAGATAACAACACATAAGGGGGTTATAATGGCTTATAGTGCAGCAAACTTAACTCGTATTGGTGGCAGTTCAGGTGGTGACCTTTGGTTTTACAGTTCAGCAGATGCTATTGGAACAGTAAACACAGCAGGTTACTTCAATGATGCTGCTAATATGTTGGCAGTCCGTGACGTTATAATTGTGGTAGATACTAATACTCCAACAACAAACTTTGTAAATGTATTATCAAATACTGGTTCAGTTGTTGATGTATCAGATGGCACAGCTATAGCTGAAACTGATGGCGATTAAGGAGTAGGGGGAGCAATCCCCCTAATCTTATATGAGTACAGCAGCAAATTCAGCAATAGATATTGTTTCAAGAGCATTGGTTCTCATAGGTGCAGAGCCTATTACTTCTTTTACGGAGAATAGAACCGAGGCATTAGTGGCAAACAATATGTATGAAGATGCTATTCGTACAGCTTTATCTACAGCAAGATGGCGATTTGCTACACAACAAGCAACATTGGCACAATTAGCCTCTGATCCAACTGGTAGATTTGATGCAGCACATCAACTACCAAGTGATTTACTTGTGCTTCATGCAGTAACTGTAAATGACAATCTTTTAAACTATACAGTTTATGGCGATAAGGTATTTAGTAATGCAACAGATACTGATGTTGTTATAGCTGATTATACATTTAGGCAAACAGAAACTAACTTTCCATCTTATTTTACATTAGCAGTTGAGTATTCATTAGCTTCTATCTTTGCAACAGCAATAGCAAGAAGTACAACATTGACACAATTGATGACTGCAAAAGCAGATCAAATGATGGCAAAAGCAAGAAACTTAGATGCACAACAACAAACAACAAGGAAACTTGCTACATCAAGATTTATAACTGATAGGAGGTCTTAATGCCAACATTGAAAGTGCCATTAAATAACTTTCAGTTTGGTGAAGTTAGTCCTTCTTTAAGTTCTAGAACAGACACACCTTTATATAATAATGCAGCAGAACAAGTAAGAAACTTTTGGATACGTGCTGAAGGTGGTGTAAAGAGAAGAGCAGGAACAGAATTTTACCGATCTCTTGGTGATTACGCACACCCACAAGCAGAAGTAAGATTTCAAGATTCAGCTAATATTGAAATGGGTTCACAAATAAAATTTCATTTAAATGATGGAACAATCTTAACTGCTGAGTTTACTTTTAATTCAGATAAATCAAGAATAGGAAACACCTTTTTTCTGTCAAGGTATGCTATGTCTAATACAAATAATAATTATGAAAATGCAGAAAGTTTAAGAGATAGAATAAATGGTACTGGTGTTTATAGTTCTTATGATGATGTTCCTGAATTAACAGCGTCAGTTTTAGGCTCTTATCCTGATACAACATTTGTAGAACGTACTGCAAGTGGTGGTGCAAACTTAACTGTTGAATCAACAGATGCAGAAAGAGCAAGAGTAAAAGATTTTAGAGTACCTAAAATACAACATAGATTAGAGCCTTTTGTATTTTCAGATGATGAAATGTATCTAGTTTCTTTTTCCGATCAAAGTATAAAATGTTACTTAATAAGAGCAAGTAGGGGTTCTATAATTCAACAAATTACTCCAACTGGTGACATGACTTGGTTAAATAATACATATGATAAACCTTATGTAAATGAATTAACATTTGCTCAACAAGGTGATATTATGTTTATTGCACACCCTACACACATGATTAAACAGTTAGTAAGAACTGGTTTAACTTCTTTTGAAATAAGTACATTTAATTTTGATACATCATTTAATAATACAGATATATATCAACCTTATTTTTCTTTTCAACCTCAAGGAGTAAGGGCAGAAATTAATGGAAATCAAGCATCAAATAATAAAATATTAGTTATAAAGAATCCAAGTTCTGTTGATAATAATCCATATCCTTATTTTTCTGTACCTGCATTTACATCAACTGCACAATTAACTATTAATCAAGTGGTATCAGGTAATGTATATCAAATTGTTCATGCTCAATCATCTTCTGTTGCTGATTTTCAATTGATTGGAGCACCTACTAGTGATGTAGGGTTAATCTTTCAAGCAACAGCAGATGGGTCATCGCAAACTTTTAGTTCTACAACTGGTCAATTAGCTAATGTCACAACATCTGATTTAACAAATCCAACACAAAATGTTCCATCTTTAGGAACAAATATAATGTTACTTGGTTCACGTTTAACAATTACAGCACTTGATCTTGGTAATACTGGACAAAATAGAGTTGGCACAAGAACAGCTTATGCAAGAGTAACATTGCATAAAGATGTTGAAACAGAACTGCCTATTGACTCTATACGAACTAATGAATCTTCAAATGTTATTACAATAACTCAGGCTCTTCATGGATTAACTGGAGGAAATATTGTCATTAGTAATGCAGGTGCAGTCGGTGGTATTAGTGGTGCTCAAATTAACGGAACAAAAGCAGTCACGGTGTTAGACGATAATACTTATCAGGTAACTGCAAGCCATACAGCTTCATCTAGTGCAATTGGTGGTGGTACACCTACTATTAAAGTGGGAACACCAATAACAGAAGATTGGCAAGAACAAAGTTATTCTCAAGTTTACGGATATCCTCATGCAATTACCTTTCATCAAAATAGATTATGGTTTGCAGGTTCTCTTGGACAGCCTGATGGAATATGGGCAAGTAAGTCAGGGCAGTTTTTTAACTTTGATATTGGTGATGGTGATGATAATGATGCTATTGATATAACAACTAATGTTGGTGAAATAAATCAAATATTACATTTAGTATCAAATAGAGATTTACAAGTATTTACAGCAGGTTCAGAACTTTATGTCAAAGCTTCTAATAATTCAGCTATAACACCGTCAAATGCACAAGTATTAAAACAAACTCCATTTGGTTCTGATTACGTTAGACCAATACCTTTTGATGGTGCAACATTATTTATGCAACATACTGGTACAGCGTTAAGAGAGTTTTTATTTACTGATGCAGAAAATGCTTATACATCTGTAGCTGTGTCTGCATTAGCACCACATTTAATTAGACACCCAGTACAACAAACTGTTATTGCAGGTGCTTTAGATAGAAGTGAAAACTATTCTTTTCTTTTAAATGAAGATGGTACAATTGCAGTATTTTATAGTGTAAGGGGTGATAAAAAAGCAGGTTGGTCTTTATGGGATACACAAGGAACATGGGATAGTGTATGTGCAGTTAGAGACCATTTATATGCTGTTGCTGTAAGAGATAGAGGTGATGGCACTTTAAGATGTTCTTTAGAACATTTTAGATCAGATTATCCTTTAGATTATGCAACAGTACGAACTGCTTCTGGCAGTAGTGGTGGTGTAATTAACGAATTAAATACTACTGAGTCAACTTATAGATATGGCACTACTTATCTAATATATCAACAATTTGATCCAACTGCTGTTGTTGATGTAGTAAATGTTAATGATCATTTAGGTCAATATACAGTAAATAGTTCAGGTGTAATAAATGTTTCAAGTGCAAAAACAAATGTAAGAAATGGTTTAGTAGGGTTTCCTTTTTATTCTACAATTAAAACATTACCTATTGATGCACAATTAGCTAATGGTCCTCTTACTGGAGAGCCAAGAGAAATATCACGAGTAATTGTTGACTTTAATACAACATTATCTGCAAACATAAAAGCACCATCAACATTATCAACTGCTCGTGATTTAGTTGTTTCAGCACAAACAACAGATCATCACCCACAAAAAATACCTTTTACTGGTAAAAAAGAATTTAGAACATTAGGATATGATAGAGACCCAAGAGTTATTGTTTCACAAACAGTACCTCTTGATTTACAGATTAACGGAATGATAATAGAGGTGGCTTACTAATGGCAATAGAACCAACAACAGCCTTATATATTGCAAGTGGAGTTTTAGGTTTTAGTCGATATAGTGCAGCAGCAAAAGCAGCACAAAGAGAAGCAGGGTTAACAGCAAGAAGATTAAAAACTCAAGCAGAACAAAGACAACTTCAACAACTACAAGAACATAATGAAGTTATGGAAAATTTGCAATCAATGCAATCAACAAATTTTGCTTTAGCAGGTATATCTGGAAGAGATACTGGTAGCGATAGATCATTTAAAAGAATTTTAGAAAAAGCAAAAGAAGATGCTTATAAAACTGCTTCAAGAGTAAATTTACAAAATCTAATGGATCAAAGTAAAATTGCACAACAAACACAAATGGCTTTATTACAAGGTCAAAATAAATCCAAAGCGTATAGAATGATGGGTTTTCAAAGCATATTAAATACAGCATATGGTACAAGTAAGGTTACATAATGGTACAATTTTTAAAATCAAAACAAGTTACATATAAAAATAGACCAGTAGGTGTTGTGTCAGTTAATACTGGTGCAGTAGAAGCAGAACTCCAAACAGCAAAACTTTTTGAAAGAGGACAAGCTCTTGCATGGGAAGAAGCTAAACAAGATGCTATTCAGTCTGATATAAATAAAGCTAAAACATTACCAATAGAAGATGCAGATGGAAACTTATCACTTGAAAAAATTGAGTTTACAGATGTTGGAGAGCAATCAGCTAATGCAATTTTAGAGCAAAGATATAGTGGTTTTGTACAAAATAAAATTAATAAACAACTTGGTGAAATTCATGCAAAAAATCCATTTAATAAGACAAAATTTGATACTGAAGCACAAGGATTAATTAAAGGTTGGGTAGACGTTTTTAAGAAAGAAGGAATGGGTCAATATGTTCCTGAATTTCTTGATAAGGTTACTAATAAATCAATATTACATTCTAATAAAATATTAAATGATACAATAAAAAAAGAAAAAGATGATGCTGCTTTACTTGATCAAGATGCTCTTTTTGAATTTGAGCAAGTGGCTCTTTTATATCCTGAAGACGCTTCTCTTATTTTAGATCAACATTCTAAAACAATAGAGCGTTTAAAAAAAGGCAGGTATATACAAGGACCTGCAATTCGTGATGCTGAATCAAGATTAAAAAGAAATTTTATGATAGGTGAAGTTACTAAGCTTGTTGATCTTGTAGGGCAAGATCCTTTGGCAATTAAATATATTGAAGATATTTTTCAAAATAAAAAGGCATCAATAGAAACATATGAAAGAGTTGTTAAAGCATCTCGTGGTCAAATTTCTATGGCACAACTTTCAAATTTAAATAATTTAAGAGATAAATATGAAGCAGATAGAACAGATACGAATGTAATTACGCAATTTATTTCTAATAGATCAGGTGATGTGTCAAAACAATTAACGTTAATTGGTAAAGAAAGAACATCAAATAATGTAGGACTACAATTACAAGGTATTGGTGTTGATACAGCAGGTTTTCTACCTAATACAAAAGATAATAGAGCAGTTGTAAATAATGAATTAAGTAAATCTCTTGGCTTTCAAGTAAATGAAACAAGTTTTTTTCAGATGAACAATGCTCAGTATGATAAAACATTAGCAAGTTTATCGAATGTACCAGTTTTACCTACAACTCTTGATAACATATTTAAAGGTAATATGCTTAATTTTCCTGCATTTCGTTCATTATCTGAAAGAGATAAAAGAAGCTATGCAGCAAGAGAATTAAATACATGGAACAATCTAGCATATAATACTGGTGCAGGTGGTAGAAGAGAAAGACGTTTACAAGGTTATGATAAACAATATGAAAAGTATACATTCATAGATGAGATTGCAAGAGTAAATGGTAATGATTTAATCAAAGCTTATTCTTTGTATCATACAAAAGTTGATGATGCTGACACTTATAAAGGCATGATTATGTCATCATTGGCTGATATGAATTTTGGGGATTTGAAAATTGGAAATGTTAATGCAGGTGTTGAAGCAATATTTGATGAAGCTGAAATACCAAGACATCATAGATCACAATTAGATAGTTATGTTGAAAAACTTTTATTTTATAAGTCAGTTAAAATGCCTGATGGAACATCAGTTGAAATGGATAAAGATAATCTTTTATCAGTTTTAAAAGATACTTATAAACTTATGTTTGTTGAAGATACAGATGTATATGATGTATTTAATTTAAATAATACTGGCTTAACTTATTTTACTCCAAAGAAAAAATATACTGGTGTCGCTTATGCTAGTCATGATGACTTTAGAAAATGGACACAAAGTTTAATTACAAAACAATTAGGTGAAGAATATATTCTTGGTGAAAATACATTTCTTTTGCCTGATGCCAAGAACTCACAATATGGTGATCAAAGATATACATTTGTAAATATAGATGGAGAAATAATACCATCTCAATTAGAAGGTGGTGTAGCAGTTGAGTTTACTACAAGAGAATATGAACGAGATAATAACATATCTATTACAGAAATTAATAATCGTTCTTTAAATCAGTCTGTTGAATTAAGAGCATTAGCTATGAATCGTAACAAACAACTTACAGAAAAAGAAAAAAAAGGATTAGACCTATATAGATTACCTAATAAAGTAATAATAGATGATCCAAATTTCTTTGAAAGTATGATGGACACTGATTATTTTACAAATCAATTTTCAAAAAAAGGTTATGATAATCCTTTATGGAATATGATAACAGATACTGTAGTCAATAACTTAAGTTTACCTGATAAATTTTTAAATATGTTAAAAGAATTTATGACACCTGATGTTGCAGTTGGTGTACAAGATGGATTAATAGATATTTTTCAAAACACTGCTGTAAATGAAGGTTTTCAAAGTCAAGTCTATAGAGATAGAAATACTATTTCTGTTGGCTATGGCTTTAACGTTAGATATTTAACAGAAAAAGATTATAAAAATATTAATCCTGAAATGAGAAAACCATTAAAAGAATTACAAAAAAAACTAAATAAAAAGAAATATTCAGAAGATGAACTAAATGCAATGGTCAATGAATTTAAATTTGGCAAACCTATTTTATTTAAAAAAGATAAAGCAGCTAAAATATTTAGATCAAAAATGATGGACATATATGCTCAGTATGAGAAAGAGTTTCCTAATTTTAATGAACTACACCCATTGCGTAGAAGTGCTTTAATTGATTTTTCATATCAGTTTGGGCATGAAAGATTAAAAAAAGGTTTTCCTAAATATTATGAAGCTGTTAAAAAAGCAATAAATACTTCAGATATAGATCAAAGAAACTTTCATTTTAGAGAAGCAGGGTTTCATCAGGTTTATAATCAAGGAGAGTTTGGTAATACAAAGACACCTTTATTTTATCAAACAAAAAGAAGAGTAAGAAAAAGAGTTGGTGATTTAGGATTTGATATAAAAGATGATGTAGATTTTATTGATGAGGAGTTTTCTTAATGTCTGAATATACAGACTTTGTTCCAAAGGGCATACAGAGTATTCAGCCTTTGCATTATTTTTATCCTGATCAAGAAGGCAAAGTAGACCCTGATTTTTTTTCAGGTGTAGCATCAGGTTTTAAATATCAATGGCTTCCCATTACTCATTTTACACAAGAATATTTTACTTATTCAGATCAAGAATATGATGAATCTTTTGATTTTAGAAAAACTATACAAGATAATAATGACTTTGCTTATGCTGAAGATTTATCAAGAGCAAAAAATTTAGATCATTATAACTTTATAAAAAATTCTTTGAAGGCTATAGAAGATAATAGAAAAATGTTTGAAAGAGCAGGTTTAACTTCTCATCTTGTTTCAGGAGTAATTGATCCTTTGAACATAGCTTTCTTTCACCCAGTTTTTAGTAAAGGTATTAAAGCAGCATGGGGTGCAAAAAATGCTTTTGGTGTGGCAAAAGAGTCAGCTAAAGTTGGATTTGTATTTGGTGTTGGTTCTGAGTTATTGAGAGCACCTTTTGATCCTTATAATACAGCACAAGAAACAATGTTAAATATAGCAGGTAATACTGTATTTGCAGGAATGTTAGGTGGAGGTGCTAGAGGTGTAGCAAATAGATATAATAAATTAATACAAAAATATAAGATCAGAAAAAATCCAAATAAAAAAACACAAACAGATAATATAGATACAAGTAATCCTGATAAAGATATTGATTCAGCAAATAATATGAGCAATGAATTTGTTGGAAGTACAAGATTAAAAGAAGAAACAATTGATAGATTTAATATAGCTAATAAAATATTACCATCAAGAAGATTGCAGTTTGGTAAATATGATGGCAGAGAAGCTCCACCTGAAGTAAAAAAAACACATCTTGATATAGCTTACAATGCAAGTGTGCCAGTTGAAGGTGTGCCATTACGTTCTATAGATTCAATGCAAAATGTACACAATGGAAAAGGTATTGAATTAGAGCAAGATATAAGAAAAATATATATGAACGCATTACAAAAGTCAGAAGGCACTGGTGAAGTAATGGGTATAGATTTAGTTTCACCTTTTGTAAAAGCAAAAGAAAAATTAGGTAAAACACCAACAACAGCATATATAAATTCTGTAACTGGTAGTCAAAAATATCCTACTCCAAAAGAATTTTTTGATGAAATCATTGAGTTAAATATATTGATGAGTGATGATACTTGGAAAGCTAAATATTATCCACAACTCCCTGAATTTAAAAAAGAAGCAATAAGAAAAATAGAAGCTTTTAATAAATATTTTGATCAATTAGCACAAGATACTGGTGTATTTTTAAATAAAACAACATACAAAAAGAAATTTCCTGCATTACAAAAGAAACTAGATGATTATGATGCACGAATTGCAGAAGAAAAAGATGAAGCATTTAAAGCAATCTTAATTATAAATCGTAATAAACTTGAGAAAAGATTACAATTCTATGAAGAATATAATCCTACACGAGCAAATTATAGATTACCTTTATATTATGATAGAGTAAAAATTCTTAATGATAAAAAAGCAGAGCAACAATTAGTAAGAATATTTGCAAATCATTTTTTAGATCAAGGTTTTTTAACTGTGTGGAATGGCAGTGGTTATTCAAATATACCCATGACTACAATCCAAAAAGCTACAAAAGCAGCACAAGAAACTGTTGATAACATAAAAGATCAAGGTGATGATCCTTTTGGATATCATAAAGCATTAAGAATAGGTAAAGCTAAACATGTTCTTATGAGAACAACTAATATACCAGAGTATAAAGTAAAAGATTTTATTATAAAAGATAACTCAGTTTTTACAAAGTATGCAGAAATGATGGCATTTAGAATTGAGTATGCTCGAAAGTTTGGTGATGATTCTATTGATTATATTTTAGGTCAATTAGAAGAAATTATGGTGAAAAGTAAATATACGGACAAACAAATTGCTGAAATAAAATCTGATTTTTTAGCTGATTATCAAAGAGTATCAGGTCAAATAACTCGTGATCCTGAAAGATGGGATTCAACTTGGGCAAGAATATCAAAGAAGTTTGCAGGAATGTCTTATCTTACAACTGCAGGAATAACATCATTAACAGAAACTGTGGCTATGCCAATATTTGAACATGGTTTAGGTAATGTTTTACGTACTGCATTTCGTGCTGTTGATGGTAATTTTGACAGAATTAAAGCTAATGCAAAAGATGTGCAACATTCAAATGAAGCAATTGATACAGCTAAAAGAACAGTACATACAAGATTATTAAATGAATTATTAAAGCCTTTACAAATAGGTCGAATAGAAAAAGCAGCAGATGCTATGGAAAACTTTTTTTATAAATTAAATGGATTAGCACTTATTACAATGGTTGGTAAATTAATAGATGGTGCAATAAGAATACCTAAATTTTTTAAACAAATAAAAAATTATGATTCATTAGATCAATTTGAAAGAATAGAATTACAACGATATGGCATAGATAGAAAGTTAGCAAATCGATTACTTAATAATGGTGCATGGGAATTTACAGAAAGTGATATGCCATTACTAAATTTAAGTCAATGGAGTACAAAAACAAAAGCAGATAGAGAACTTAAAACTTTTATGCAAACGTATTTAAATAATTCAGCACGTAATACTATTATGCATGCTACAGCTTTTGATAGACCAACATTTGCTGATGGATTTATTTTTAAAAAGTGGAAACCTTATATGAGTAGATTTGGTATTGAGCCTGATCCTTTTGCTTCTGTTGGTTTAAAATCTGATAATACTTATAGATATCCTATTGCAAGAATAGAGTCAGGTGTGATGGCTTTTCCATTTCAATTTTATAATTTTGCGTTTGCAGCAAATCAACGTATAACTCGTGCTATGTTTGATCCAAATAAAAAGTATAGATTAAGTGGAGCAATCTCATTGTTATCTATGGCTTATATTACATTAGCAATGCGTAAACCATCTTGGTGGTTTGAGAATAAAGATTATCCTGAGTTAATGATGAGGTTAGTTGATTATTCAGGTATAACTGGTATATATAGTGATCTTGCATATAAAGGTATTGAAGCTGCTATTGCTTCAGGTTATCATGATCCTGATACTTCTTGGTTGAAAGGAAGATATAATGGCACTGGTTGGGATTCTGCATTTGGTTTTTTAGGAGCAACACCAAGTATGTATAGAGAATGGGTGTTAGCAGCATATGAGTTAATGAATGATAAAAGTGATGAAGGGTTAAAAAGATTATCATATAATTTTCCTTATTTAGGGTTGCTTGGATTAGATGATGATTTAAGAGCATTAGGTAGGAGTACATATTAATGACAATTAATTTAGCAGATAACACCCCTCGTATTGAATACACAGTTGCAGAAGGAGTAACAGAGTCTACAGCTAAATCAATACCTTTTATATTTTTTGATGGTGAAACAGATATCAAAGTTTATGTCGATAATGTGGCAAGAACATATGATGACACAACTGCAAACACAACACAATTTACAGTTACTGGTGGCAACGGAAGTACTGGCTCTTTTACAACGACTGTTACTGGTGCAACTGGTGGTAGCACTATTGTTGTTACTCGTGAGATAGCTTTAGAAAGAACTTCAGATTTTCAACCAACAGAAGTTTTTAATGCTAATCCTATTACAACATTAAATACACAGCTAGATAGATTGACTGCTATACAAGCTGACTTCAATGATGAGGTTACTCGTGCTATTGCATTGACTGATTCGGATACTGCTGCTTCTATGGTTTTGCCTACAAAAGCAAATAGACTTGGTAAAATACTAGGTTTTAATGCAAGTACTGGTGCAGTTGAAATGTTTAGCACATTATCTTTATCAATTGCAGGAGAATCAGGAACAGCTTCTATTGATACTGCAAGTGGACAAACACTTACCGTTGCAGGTGGAGAAGGCATTGATACTACAGCTTCTAACCAAACGATTACAATAAGTGGAGAAGATGCTTCTACAACAAACAAAGGTATAGCTAATTATAGTTCAACTTATTTTAGTGTGACTGGTGGCACAGTATCATTAAATCCTGATCAAACTGGTATAACAAGCTTACTTGCTACTGATATTAAGATTGGTGAAGATGATGAAACTAAGATTGACTTTGAAACTGCAGATCAAATCAACTTCTATGCTAACAATGTAAATGTTGTACAGCTTTCTAATACTAATAGTGGTGATGCAGTCTTTACTGTGCCTACATCTGATAAGGATTTTGTAATCAAAGGGAATGATGGTGGTTCAACAATTACTGCATTGACTATTGATATGAGTAATTCAGGTGATGCAAGTTTTAACAATAATGTAACTGTAGGTGGCAACCTTACTGTTAATGGCAGTTCTACTACAGTCAACACAGCAACACTTACAGTCGAAGACCCTTTAATATCTTTGGCAAGTGGTAATAATAGTTCTGATTCAGTTGATGTTGGATTCTATGGATTGTATGACACAACTGGTAGCCAAGATTTATATGCAGGTTTATTCAGAGATGCCAGTGACAGTGGCAAGTTCAAGCTATTTAAGGACTTACAAGTAGAGCCTACAATTACAGTTAATACTGGTGGTACTGGTTATGCAGTAGGGACATTGGTTGCTAATCTTGAAGGCAATGTTAATGGCACACTTGATAATTTAGATAGTACTCAGTTTTTAAGATCAGATACAGATGATACTTTAACAGCTACTTTAACCACTGTAACACAATATCAAGGTGGCTCTACAGCTTTGCCATCTATAATACTAAAAGGTGGTGGACCAAACATTATACGATTTATTGATGGTGATAATACAAGTAATTTAACTAATGGTGTTGATTTAGCTTACAGAACTGGTCCAAATGATTTGTTAATTGAAAAATCAAATGGTGGCAACAAAATAGCAGAGTTTGGTGGTGATGATGGTCATGCTTCTTTATACTTTGATAATAGTTTAAAGTTAGAAACTACAAGTGGTGGCATAGAAGTTACTGGCACTGTTACAGATGATGGTGCAACGCATGATGGTGACGTAACATTTACTGGCACAAGTGGTAACATAGTCTTTGATAAATCTTCAGATATTTTAAAATTAGATGACTCTGTTAACGTAATGTTTGGCACTGGAAATGATTTAAGAATATTCCATGCAAGTGGTGCAAGCATAATACGAGATCAAAATTCAAATCCAATTTACTTGCAAACAAATGGAACTTTTTTTGTTACAAAAAATAATAATGCTGAAACAATGGCAAAGTTTATTGGTGATGGTGCAGTAGAACTTTATTATAACAATGTTAAAAAATTTGAAACTACTGGTGATGGTATAGCAGTTACTGGACCTAATTTAGGCACAACAAGTGGTGATACAGAAACAGTAGCTAGTTTTTTTGTAAACAATGGAAATGGTTCATCATTAAGAATTAATAAAATTAGAGATGGCAATGGTAGTAATTGGAATACTTCTGCTACAAGAATACAACAAATTATTGATGTAACCCAACAAGGATATATTCAATTTAATGGTAACGATAATTTATATGGTTTGGAGTTAGGAACTACTGGTAATGAGAAATTCTTTAGAGGTATATATAATGGTGCAGTAGAACTTTATCACAACAATGTTAAAAAACTTGAAACCACATCTGATGGTGCAGCAATTACTGGTGATTTAACACTTACATCTACAGATAGTGGTAGTGGTGACGATCCTTCTTTAATATTAAAAAGAGATAGTTCTAGTCCTGCAGGCAATGATAACATTGGTAATATTGATTTTGTTGGAGAAAATGATGCAAGTCAAGAAGTAACCTATGCTTCAATTAGTGGCATGATTACAACAACAACTGATGGAAGTGAAAGAGGTAGATTAAGATTTAGCACTATGAAAAGTGGTGTAATGACAGATCATACAGATCTAAATCACGAAGCTTTAGAATTTAGAAATGAGCAATTTATAAGATGGGTGGCACAAAATGGCAGTTTTTATATAGATCTAAATGGTGGAACACCTACAGCAAATAGAGCAATTACCTTACCTGATGCAACTGGAACACTATTAACAACAGGTAACTCAGATACACCAACAACCACAACATCAAGTAGTGATGCAGACTTTGTTTTAGTAGATGATGGTGGAACAATGAAAAAGATTACACCTGCTAATTTAGGTATTGGAGGTGGTGGTGGTGGTACAACAAGTGAGACTTGGGGTGCTTCTTTAAATGGTAAGTTAAATTTGTATGCAACTAATAATAATTTTATCATTGGTAATAATAATGATGTTACTCAAGCTACAGAGCCTGCTCCAAATCTGACTGGAAGTAGAAATCATATAATAGGAGATAGTGCAGGAAATTCTCTTACTTCAGGCAATGATAATGTAGCAATAGGTAGGGAATCATTAATGACTCACACTAGTGGTAGTTATAATACAGCATTAGGTAATTTTGCATTACGAAATAGTACAACTAGTAATGACAATACTGCTATTGGCTATGAGGCACTAAGAAATGTTACTTCTGGAAGTTATCATACAGCTATTGGTTTTCAAGCAGGTGATGCTATAACGTCTGCATCTTACAATACTATTGTAGGTACTTATTCAGGAACAAACATGACTACTGGTGACAGTAATACTACACTTGGAACTTCAGCAGGTTATCATATATCTACTGCAAGTAGTAATGTTGCTATAGGAAGGTTAACACAATATGGCAATACTGGATCATACAATACTTCTCTTGGTTATGAAGCTTATAGAGGAAGTTCTAGTACTTCTTATAATGGTGGCTCTTATAATGTTGCCATAGGTTATCGTACTTATCGTAGAACTTCAGGTCATTCAGTTGATAACTACAATACTTGTGTTGGAACTTTTTCAGGAAGTGGTATTTATAGTGGAGATTATAATACGTTTTTAGGTTATAACGCTAATCCTTATTATAACAACTCAAGTTATGCTGTTGCTATTGGATATAATGCAAAGTCAAATCATCAAGGTAGTACAACAGTTGGGTCAACTGCAGGTGCTTCTATGTATCTTCAAAGTGATTACACAACACTTATTGGTTATGGAGCAGGTTATGATTTAGATGGAGGTGACCATTGTACATTTGTAGGGGTTAACTCTGGTTATGCAGGAGGTAGTGGAAATAATAATGTTGGTCTTGGTAATTATTCAGTAGATGCATTATCAAGTGGATATAATAATACTGGTGTTGGTTATGGTGCTTTAAGTAATGTAACTTCAGGTTGGGGTAATACTGGAATGGGTTACTTTGCAGGAGAAGATTTTACTACTGGAAATGGCAATACTTTTATTGGATATCAAGCAGGTGGTGATACTTCTAGCAATTATACTGGAAGTAGCAATACAATAATAGGCTTTCAAGCAACAGCAAGTTCAACAAGTGCAATTAATGAAATCACATTAGGTGATGCATTTATTGGCTCACTACGTTGCAATCAACAAACAATTAGTTCTTTATCAGACCGAAGAGATAAGACAGCCATTGAAGATTTAGATTTAGGTTTAGATTTTATTAAAGCAATGAGACCAGTAAAGTTTGCATGGAACAGAAGAGATGGTGGTTGGCATGGTAGAAAAGAAATTGGTTTCATAGCACAAGAATTGCACGAAGTTGAAATGGATTTTAATTCAACGGATAGAACTAGATTGGTTAGTTATGAAAACCCATCTAAGTTAGAAGCAAGACCAATGAGTACATATCCAATTTTAGTGAAGGCAATACAAGAACTATCAGCAAAAGTTGATAGCTTACAAGCAAGAATAACTGAATTAGAAGGAGCATAATTATGGCAGTTAATGAACTTGAACGAGACTACTTAGCAATGTTACATCAATGCGATATCATTGAAATGGTAATAGCAGGTCAAAAGATGACAGAGTCTACTGACGAAGAAAAGAAATCTGGTGTTGGTGGAATAATCATGTCACTTGAAATGGAAATCTTAGATGACAAATATAGTGGCAAAGATTTAACACGTATTAATTCTGTGATTGCTACTGGCAGAACTTACTGGAAAAGTTAGTGTGGGGAGTAATATTAGAGTATATGCCTAAACCATCAGTAATAGAAGTAAAGTCTCAAATAGATACACATGAAGCTGTGTGTGCAGAGAGATGGAAAGAAACTATTCTTCGTATCAAACGCATTGAGCATGTTATGATTGGTGCAGCAGGAACAATTATTATCCTATTAATAGGATTGTTAGTGAGGTAAAAGTGGAACCAGCCACCATTGGATTGCTACTTGCAGGTGCTACAAAATGTGTGGACTATTTAAAGCAAGGCATTGCACTTGGCAAAGATATATCTGAGATGTCTTCACAAGTATCAACCTTTATGCAGAATAGTTCTGACATTGAGCATATGGAGAAACGTGCAAAGAATCCTACCATATGGCAATCAATGTTTAATAGTGGCAACATAGAGCAAGTTGCTGTTGATAGTCTTATTGCTAAAAAGAAAATGCAAAAGCATAGACAAGACCTAAAGAATTTAATTATTATGCAATATGGTCAAGGAGGTTGGAATGAACTCTTGGCTATGGAAGGTAAGATAAGAAAAGAAAGAGCAGAGTTTGTTCATAAACGACAAGAACAAAGAGATAAGATATTTAATATCATTGGTATTATAGGATTAATTATTACTATCGTTGGGTTCTTTGTGCTGTTATACTTCATATGGAAAGCTAACAAAACTTAACAGAGGAGGATACAATGGATAAAAAACCATTAGATGTTAAGATAGGAGAGAATAGTTTTGAACTTATACTTAGAATATTAGGCAATGAGTTTGTGGCTATACGATTAGGATCTACAAATTTTTCAGGTAAACTTATATTTGGTGGAGTGTTATTATTATTCTTTACCTTTATGATGTTAGAAGTCTTTGGATTACATGAGGTATTAAAATGAAACCTGCATTTGTTTTATTGTGTTATCTTGCAGGTAATCCTGCAGGTACATTGCATTTAGCAAATATAAATAACTGTACATATTTCAAAGACAGACTTGCAAATCAAACAGTCAAGATAGGTGAAGAAACACAACGATATGACTGCTACTGCAAACTGGTTAACGTTAACAAACAAATGAGGTTATGGTGATACAAGCATTGATTGGTCCTGCCACCAAACTAATAGGCAAATTTATAGAAGACAAAGATACTAAGAATAAACTAGCACATGACATTGCTACTATGGCTGAGAAGCATGCACAAGAACTTGCCAAGTCACAGATAGAAGTTAACAAGATGGAAGCACAATCAGGTCATTGGTTTGTGGCTTCATGGAGACCTTTCATTGGTTGGGTGTGTGGTATCGCTTTGGCATGGCACTTTGTCTTAGCTCCCTTTGTTATATTTTTTACTGCTATGTTTGGTGTCACTATGCCACCATTACCTGAGTTTGATATGGGATCATTGATGACTGTGCTGATGGGTATGCTTGGTCTTGGTGGACTACGTACCTTTGAAAAGTATAAGAAGATTACAAAGTGACAACTCCTATATGTGAACGCTGTAAGATTGCAATGATTCTTACTGCCTTGAAGAATGTATGGAAATGTCCTATGTGTGGTGTAATAGAAAATAGGAGATTGCAATGAACACAAATACATTTAATGAAATGACAGAAGAAATCAAAGCTGATGAAGGAGTAGTAAATGAAATCTATCTCGATCATCTTGGCTTGCCAACTGTAGGTATTGGCCATCTTATCCGTGAAGATGATCCTGAACATGGACTAGATGTTGGCACAAAAGTAGATGATGAAAGAGTAACTGAATTATTTGAAGCTGATTTATATACTTGTGTAGCAGAAACTAAATTACTTTATCCACAGTTTGAAGAGTTACCTGCTGAAGTGCAAAAGATTTTATGTAATATGATGTTTAATCTTGGTAGACCAAGACTATCTAAGTTCATTAAGATGCGTCAACATATCAATAATGGTTCGTGGAGTGATGCTGCTGACGAAATGTTACTCTCGAGGTGGGCAAAACAAGTGCCAAATAGAGCTAATCGTCTTATTGAGCGTATGAAAAACATACAGACTTAGTAGATATTCTAGGGTACAATCATACTAGAGGGGTTGGTTTACCCCTCTGTATGGCTTTTATATCAAGACTTATTTTCAGGAATATTGCAAAATGGTATACTTATTTTAAGATGCACATGATTTCCCTGCATTGATGATATATGATACTCTAACGGACAAGTTTTTAACCAATCCAAAAGTGTTTCAATATTTTTTATTTGATATGATGTCATCTATTCCTCCTTACAATACATGACAAGTTGACTTCTACCCATGCTACCTTTTCTTGTAGTGCCATCACGATAGATCAAACCTTTATTCTCAAGTTGTTTATATCTTGGTGTGATACTTGACTCTCTAATTTTGTGCAGTTCTAATCGTGCATACACATCATCATGTATTGCACCTTTCTCACCACATGATTTTATGGCTCGAAGAACAATGCCTTCAAGTCTGTTGGTGTCAACTTTTTCTGCAGCTTCCCATGACGTTTTAGGGTCATGGGTTCTAGCTAATCCACTAGAAGGGTATTTCGTCTGGGTCATTTATATCTCCTAATACTGATTCATTTTCTACAATAGTTTGATTTGTTACTGGCTCTTCAACTCTTGGTGTACTGTCACCTATCCGTGCAGATAGAAACTTAGTATTGCCATCTTTGGATACAGTTTTCCAACAAGCAATCCTACGTTTGTCTTGGCTTGGCATTGTGACTGGTCCACTAAAGTCTGGTGCTTTTTCATTCAATGACTTGTCATTCTCGTACATAGTACCGACTTTGACATAGACATCTCGTGCTGTACCACCATCAGGTAGTGAGGCTTTGACTATAGCAATACGATACTCTGATCCCTCGCTATTGAGTTTCCCTTGCACAAGCAGACTTTCATCTGCTCGTGGTTTGAAGAAACTACCTCTGTCTGTATTATCATAATCCATCATCTTCTCCTTTTCGTTGTGGTTTACTGATTGCAATTGAAGGCTTGCTTGCTTCATTACCATCATCATCTTCTGATGGCAGACCATATACCGACTGCAATGTATATCGCTTGGCATATGTAATAGCTGAGCCAATCTTTTGTGGGTTTTCATAATTAGGTTGAGACATTATGATCGGTAGCTTTGACACATAAGTACTATCGTCAATGACATGACGTACTGTAGTGACAACAACTACTTCTGATTTGGTATCCATATGACTTGTGTATACATAGTCAATCTCTTGGGTAAAGAATAAACCAAATTGATTTCCTTGATTTACTGCAGAGATAACAGACTCAAGTGTAGAGTAGTTACTTCTGAAGTGTGGGTTCTTGCCATCTTTCTTGGCAGTCACAGCAAGTCTTTGAAATTCAAGCAATGCTTGTTTCAAAGTTGCAGTAACTTTGGGGTGTGCTTTACTTGGCACTGGTTTTTTGATATTAGTATTTGTATCTGTCATGTGTACCTCCAATCACAGATAGTTATAAAGGGGTAAGTGGGTCGCTTATCCCTTTTTTGTTATGCGTATAGACCCACGCTTATCTCTTTTGACACTTACAAACTCATTATATATCTCAGCTTCATTGTCTTTCATTTCTGCTTTGATATCTTTTTTAGCTTGTTCAAATA